ATCAGTTATAATTGCTGACATTTTATCAATGACTTTTTGTTTTTATTTATATTAGGTAAAGGACTCTTTTAAATCCCTTGTTCTGATGATCACTGGGCCAGTTTTAATTCCTGTGACGCCATCATCAGTGATCGCTGTAAATGCACTAGTATCATCTTTAACAAAATCGTGTAAACGACCCCAAGAGAATCTACCAAAGAATCCACTTCCGATACCAATGCCTTCAGTTGAACTGACACTAACAGTTACTCTTCTCAGAGTTGTGTTAATACCAACGGTTGATCCAATACCATATGCATCACCAGTTATATTTTTAGCACTATGTACCTTGTATATATTATCTAGGAAAGAAGTTCCAATTCCAACTGTTGTGATTCCAATTGGATTATCATATGATGTCAAACCACTTCCTACATTACTATCAAAGACAGTAAAGTAATATCCAGACTGAATACCACTTACAGTTACAGCAGATGGCATAACCGAAGTATCACGAAGAACAGAATCTTTTGGTATGAATAGATCAAACTGTAACGCTGTTCCAATTCCAGCCACAGTCGATGTTCCAATTCCAACTATCTCACCAAAGTCACCATCATATTTAATACTGGATAATTTATCTTGAGTTACGTTCTCCGCTTCAACCATGACAATTGGTGGATTTGTGTTTGTATATCCAGCACCAGCGTTTATAATTGTAATCGCAGATATTGTTCCAACACCAGATACAGTTGCAACCGCAGTTGCGTTTGTTGATGTTGTTCCGATGCCAGCATGAATTGTTCCGATGCCAGCTGTGATACCAATTGATACATGAGGTGATGCAGTATATCCAGATCCACCATTTGAAATAGAAACTGTTGATATTCCACCAGTTGCAGAAACTATTGCAGTTGCAGCAACACCAGTTTTAATTGTGCGATCAAGAACTAAAACACTTTGTTTAACTTCAACAATATCATCAACTTGATTGAATAATGGAACTGCTGAATCTACAAATATTTCAGTTGAACCAGCAGACACACTCTTGATTAAATATGCAGTTGGTCGAATACCAGGCTCTAACTCAACCCTATCTTTACCAATTCCAATATTATTAACAACCACATCTGCTGTTTGTTTTCTCCAAGTAACTGGTCTTTGAAGAGTTCTAACAGTTGTGATTCCAGAATCAATATATGTATTTGTAGTTACTGTGTCAGAAGTTGTAATACCTGTGACTGTTCTTGGTTTTTGTTGGAATACATCATCTAAACCAATATCAGGATATTTATTAATTGTTAAATTATCACCAGTTTTAACTGTTTCTAAAATATCAACATCAACCACATCATGATCAGATCCACGATAGTAATAAATTCTTACTTTATCATCAGCTTTTGGTGCTTCAGAAAATGTAATTTGAGATCCACCATTAAATACATAACTTTCACGAGGAACTTGTAAAATATCATTTAAGAATACTAAACAGTTATCTTCAACACGAATTGGAGATCCTTTTGCTGATCTTAATGTAATTGGTGTTGCACTAGCACCAATAGTTTTAGTAATTGGGAAATTTTTCCTAGTGCCATCAAATAAATCTTCAAAACTGTTTAATTTTTCCAACTCACCGAATGTAAATCCAGCAAAACTATCATTGAACGTATCTAGAACAGTTAGTTCAAAATCCTTAACCACCTTGTTAGCATCTGTTAGGATACCAGCTTGACCACCTTCCTCTATCTTGAGAACATCATCAATTCTATAATTATATCCAAAGTTTGTAATTTGGAAACTAATTATACTTGATGCAGATCCGACACGAACTGATACAGAAGCACCAATACCTGTGGAGCTACCAACCAATCTCATATTTTCATAATTAAGTGGTTTTTCAAATTCTAAAACTGGGGGAGACAATTGACTAAATCCAGATCCACCACCATTAGTAATAGTCACAGATGTTACTAATCCAGCAGATACATTTGCTTTACCAATTGTGACAATACCAGAACTTCCACGGGCCTTAACAAGTATATTTGTTTGTAATCCAACTCGATAACCAGAACCACTATTCCCGATTGACACAGATGTAACAGTTCCAGCAGAAGATACGATGGCAGTTCCGCCAGCAGCGACCAATGGTTGATATCCAAAGTTAGTAGTTTCACCTACAGAAACAATAACACCACCTCTAGGAACTGATGATAGATTTACATCATAGTTATTTGTTACTCCCACACCTGTGAAACTTACAGACGTGATGCCAGCAGTTTCAACAATATTATAATCATCATTCGGATTCTGGAATATTTCATTCAAAAGAATCACACCTGTATTTGTTGCAAATCCAGTTACGTTAGAACCAGCAGACTTAAGAATAAAGTTTGTTGCAATTCCTGTAAACTGTTCCTCCACTGTGTCAAATACAAAGTTGTTTGTATAAGTTTCCTGAGAACCGCCAGGAATACCAGTGTGTGTGAACACACGACCAACAAAGGTAGATGTGGTTGTTAATCCAGCAGGGCCTTTTGATCCTTTTGGTGCGTCTGTAAAGTTAATCGTGTCTTTAACAATTTGATAATTACCTAAGAATTTAGTGACTGTATCACCAGCATCATGATCAACAATTGCAGAATTAAGTTGACCTCTTCTTACAAGCACTCGGTTTGTAGATCCAATACCAACAGTATCAATCTTCATAAATTCATCATTAACCTTGATCACATCACCTGAGAAGAATGATGATATACCTGTTAATGTAATAAAGTCTGTTTCTGATGCTGCATCAAATGTTAGTTTGACATTCACAGGAGATTGTATGACTGGACTCTGAATATTGTTATCAAGAGTTACTAATACTTTAGAATTAAGATTCTTTGCAGTAAATGATTGAGTAGTTCCAATACCAACAGATGTAAGATCAAGAACTTTAGGGACAGTCTGAAGTGCCTCTGTTGCTGTTCTCGCAACCTTAAATTTATTTTCTGCAATCTTAACTGCAAAAACTGTAGATGGCATCTTAGTAGTAACACCGATTCCACTAATCGATGTCGCTGCAATTCCAATGTTCATAGTTGTTCCAGAACCAATTGGACTGTATGATAGTTCTTCACCAGTCTGGAAGAAATGATTATTGACTATGAATGTATTATTAGTTACATCAACAACCGATGTATCTTCAGAATCGAATGTTTTATGGAATATCGCATCACCATCATGTTTCATATTAAATGAGAACTTGATATCATTCTCTGTTCCAGTGTATGAACCCTCTACAGACTTTAATCTCGAATCGGTAAACGTAACAAAACCAACACCACCAGTTCCAGTTTCATTAAAGTTATACTGGAATACCTTAGTTGTGATTGCTGTGTTAGCTGGAGGAGTCAAACGAAGTTCAATATCACCACCAGTTGCAGAAGAATATCCAACACCAACAGTTCCAATACCAGAAAAACTAGTAACATTTGGAGAGAAGTTATCCATGTAACCAAACTCTGTAAAGTAAGGTGTTGTTCCATCATGAATTGCAGTTACTTGAGTAACAGCATATTTGTCATTTGTTGTATCATGTATTTCAATTAACGCATCAAAAGCAGTATATGTGTTTGAATTTATTCCACTAATTCTTGTTGGTTGTGGAGTTCCTGTCGCCGCAATATTTGTTGTTGTGGTTAAAACTTCAGTGAGTGATATTGTTGTACTTCCGATACCACTTGCAGTTCCGCCAATTGCTACTTGATGAATTCTCATTGTGACACCAACACCAGTTACAGGTGTAAAGTAAACACTTGTAATGCCAGATCTTACATCTGCACCAAATGTTCCAAGACCGACACTTGGAGAGTCAGTTTCTGAGAGGTTATCATTTGTCATCTGTGCATAATCTAAAAGATATACCTCTTCACTATCGTTCAGTACAACTAGTTCATTTAACTGAGTTCTCTGATCGCCACCTAGTTCTTGTGTTTGTATGAATAATTTACTTGTAGTAATCGCAGTTGTTCCAAATCCTACGACTTGTACAGGAGAGGGATCTGTAGATCCGATACCAGAATTGGTAGAAATGATGTCATATCCTGTTCCAAGTGATAATGTACTGATACCAGTTTGTGTATTTTTAAATGTTTCAACTGCAAATAATCTTAATGCATAATTGTTAAATTTAAATTTGGCTGGCACAAATCTTAGATTTCCTGTAACCCCTGTCACACTAAAGTCAAAATCACCAAGATCAATCGCTGTTTCTACACGGCCAAACTTCATCATGTAACCAGTAGATCCATCATGAAGTAAATTAACTTGAATTATTTCTTTTTCGCCTGAAAATCTAGTATCAAAGAGTAAAACATAAAATTTAATACCGTCAATATCATTAAGATTAAAATCAAATACATCAGAAAATGCGGTAGCACGAGGTAAATCATTGAACTCAGAACTTACACTATCAATTGATATTGCTCTATTTGTTCTTGATTCAATATAGTCAGTTAAAATTTTATTACCAAAATTAATTTCATCAGATGCAAAGAAACCAGAAATATTTTTTGAATTTTCACTGACTAAATCAAAATCATAGGAATTGTGTAGTGATTCATTTTCACTAATTAAATCAGCAACAACAACTACAGGAGATGAAGACACTCCAACAGAAGCATTACTACGATTCTTATCATCAGTTGACGCTGTTGAAACAATACTTAAATCTGCAAAATTCTTAAATCCAACAGTGTGACCAAGACTATTGACTGGATCTCTCCATGTGGTATATGGAATGGGACTTCCCAAAGAATATGAAAATGTTTGATAATAATCATTATCTGATATTTTTTGCAGTTCAGTATTTAATTTACCAGTTTCTTTTCTAAAACCACTTCTAAATTCAGAGTTAGAGTCAATGTTAAAAACAGAATCAAATTTTGTTGTTTGTTCTATCAAAGCAATTGATTTGGATGACTGACCACTAATTGACTCACCCACATTAAAAGTATCATTTGAAAGAATTTTGAGATACTTATTGTTTTCATTCCATGCAACAACAGTTCCAACTTTATCACCAGTGCTCACAGTTTCACCAACACTAAATTGGTTTGTGTCAACACCTATGTCAAATTGTGCAATATTTTCATATGGTATTGCTTGTCCAGATGATGAAGGGCCACTAAAGATGCCTGGTTGTGTAACTGATGAGTCTAAATTGTATGAAACAGATGCATTTCCTCCGCCTGGATTGGTATTAACACCAGTGATTACAAATGGTTCATAATTATAATCTGATGAATTAAATCCACTTCCTGTAGATCCAATACCTATATTTTCAACATACAACTTTTGACCTAACGTAAATGGATATGTTGTTGAATCATATGCACCCTCAAGTGTTAGAGTTACTAAATTAACTCCACTTGTAAATGATAAATTTTTAACTTTAATGCCGTTATTGTTGTTTGTAGCGATGATTCTTGGATTTGTATCGTATAAGGAATTTGTATTTCTTAGAATTCTAACTTCAGATACAGATGTTCCTTGTAAATCAGTTTCAGTTAAAACTTCATCTTTAACTAAACCAGTTACACGATCAATGACTATGATATTTGGTGGTTGAAGATAGTTTTTACCACCAGAACTAATTCCTATATTTTCAATTTTAGATAATCTATCTAACCTTAATATCTGTGGTAATTGAACAGACGGCTGAATTGTTTTATCAGCAGAATAGTCAAATCCAAGATTTTTAATTGTATATCTTCTCAACTTACCAGTTTCGTCACTATTCAATCTAATAACTCCACCAACTCCCAATGTTGATCCAATAGATGTAACAACAGGAATATTTTGATAATTTCTACCTTTTGATATTATTCTAATTCTGTTTATAGGCCCTATGGCACTAGTTGATGATGTGTTATATTTTAATGTTGTTGCTTCATCTTTTGTATATCCATCTTTCTCTGGTTGAGATGGTAATACAAATGAGAATGTAGTGCTTCCAATACCTGTGATTGCATAATCACCATTATAAACACTATCAGATATTTTTAAACTAGAATAGTTAATAACATCAGTGTCAACAATTGGATTTCTCTTAAATGGAGCATTGATATCTAAATTAACAGGTGTCAACTTATAATATAAGTCTGTAGGAGTATTTTCAGTAACTGAAAGATCAACTCTAGCAGTTGTTGTTACACCAACTGTTCCAACACCTATAACTTGGAAACCACCATCCTCTTTGTTATTAAAATATGGATTAGTAAAGTTAGAATCTCTGAATAATTCAAAATCAAAAACTTGAGTTCTCTTTCCAGATATAACTTGAGTAAGAGATGAGTCTGATACAGCAAATCCAACCTTATATCCACGAGTAAGTGTCAATGGTGGATTGATTAAAGCTATTGTATGTCCTGATCCAGTGGATGTAAGTGAAATACAATCAGGTATTAACTTTTTAGATTTAAAATTAGTCTCAGATAATTTAATTGTATTTTTATCAATTCTAACTACAAAGTAAGTAAAATTATTGAAAAGTGGACTTGCTGGATTTGAAGATTTGTAAAGCACCTTATCGCCAGTTTTATATCCATGATTAGAAATTGTTATTTGATCGTTCTCTATATTAACAGAAGAGGCTCCAAAATTGATTGGATTAACGAATGTTCTACGAGTAGTATCATCAAATTCAATTTGGAATGAGGTTGTGATGCCTGGTGTTACAGATACGGAAATGCGATCATTTGCAGTTAAATTATGTGCCTCCTTACAAACCACTGTTCCAACAACTTTTTCTGCAAAACCAGTGATCTCAGGTTTTGTTGGAGTTAAACTATGAACCTTACCACTTCCAAAACCATCAAAAAATAGACGATATGCTGTTGAACCAATACCAGTAATTCCCCCAGTAGATCCAATTCCTAAGGCATTAGTTGATATTCCTAGTAAATCTTTACTCTCTCTAATGGCAAATACTGGGGAGTTATTAGTTAATCTAAAATTAGGTACTGCATTTATTCCATTAGAAACTAAGAGAGGAGTTCCATCATCACTTGAATATATGAGTTTATCACCAGTTTCAAATCCATGATCCTGTAAAAATATATTTTGAGTTGGGATAAATCTATCTGTAGATCCACCACCAATAACTTTATATGAATAACTAATTGTTGATCCAATACCGACACCAGCAGCTGTTCCTATTGCAACACTTTCAACAGGATTAAAGAAGTATGGAATATTAACTCTAGTTTGAATATCTGTGCTGATACCAAGATTAAATTGAATCGATCTATTGAGAGATGTAATTAAAGATGTACTCGTATGTGCAGTTCCAGTTAATGCACTATATCCTTTAACACCATCAAACTGTCTCTTTACTCTAACTGTATCATTTACATCATCAACATTTAGAACTAACAATCTTTCTGTTCCAATGCCTAACACATCATTTGGTGTGATGGCATTTCGAGATAGATCACCAGTTACAGATATATTTGTAACTGATCCTGTCTCACCAGTTGTTCCAATACCTGTGTTTAAAATTAAGAAAGATGTGTTAAATCCAATTTGATGTCTACCATCTAGTCTTCTCAATGAATCTGTAGAAAGTCCAGATATGGTAACAACATCACCAACAACTAAATCATGAGGTTGAGATGACAGTCCAGTTACTTTTCCGTTTTGATTATTATATGTGAATACTATATTTTCAATCTTAACTACAGTTGAGGCAATAGATACTATCTCTTTTCCTTCAACAACTGATACCTCAGCTGAGAATCCGTTTCCTTTGTCTAGATTTTTTATTCTAAGATCATCTTTAACTTGATATCCAGATCCAGCACTAAGTAATTCATATTGATTGATTCTACCAGCAGAGGCATAGTTAACTTCAATTTCCTGATCAACTATTTTGCGACTATCATGAATTCCCTGATACTCAGCACCAGAACCTTCAAGTTTATACGGATTTGTATTTCTTCTTAAATTTAAGGTGTTTAAATCTATATCCTGATTATTTGTTTCAATAAAATTCCACTCATCAGGTTTCGCAGCATAATTCGCACCAATTAAATATGGGAATACTGGAGAACGGAAGTTCTTAAATGTTCCACTAGTTTCGTTCTCATTTGGATTAATCGTTGCAAAATAAGCAAATGTTCCGTTTGGATAATCTGGAGTGACACAATATCTTCCGTTGTTTTCATCTAAGTCACCATTTCCAAGAAACTCATAGTCCTCAATGAAGAAACCAAGTGGGAAAGTAGATATTGGAGGGCCATTCTCTCTTGTTGTCTTAAGAGAATATCCAGATGTCATGATTCTTACAATACCACCATCTTTACGATCATATCCATAAGGGCCATATATTGGATTACCATCATATGCCCATCCAATAATAGGTGAGTGATTTAAAGATACTTGTTCTGCGTTATTTAAAAGATTTAAATCATTTGATGCATAATCAATTGTTCCATCACTATTTTTTTGTTTTAATATTTTTCTTAGACCTCTTGGTGCGTAGAATGATGTAAACTTGATTCCTTCATCATTATCTCCTCTTGATAGGAATCCATCATCTCCATAGAATATATCCTCATACCTTTTAACATTGTTAACTGCCCAAGATTTAATTTTTGTTAAAAATACAGCGCCAGTGCCAGGGATTATCTCTTCAACACCAACAGTCGCTGTAGAATATCCAACACCACCATTATCAACAGTAACTTGATCAACACTTCCATCACTTATTGAAGCTATGATTTTTGCACCAACACCATCACCTAATATTCTTAAATCAGGAGCAGAAGTATATTCACCACCAGAACGAGTTACAATTACGGATTGCACTCTTCCATTTGTAACAATTGCCTTATATTCTGAAGAAGATCCAGATGAAACACGAACTTGAGGTGGAATACTAAAGTTAAAAGTCGTAGCGTTTCCATATCCTATTCCAGGCTTTTCAACATTAATTGATGTAATTGAACCTCTTACAATTGGATTTACTCTGGCATGATAGTTCTCAGGTTCTGATGTGTTGATTCCAATTGTTCCCTTCACGTTAACAATGATTGGAGGATAGTTAAATACATGTTCTCCAGATCCAATCGATGTCAATCCAACAAATTGTTTTGATAAGTAATTTGCGTCAGATAAAGTTGTTCCAATACCAGCGGATGCAAGTCTGAATCTATTATCACTTACTTTTAAAATATAATAATCTTGATCAGTATCTAAACCACCGATTCTTACCCCATCATTTGAATATCTAACAATCTCACCATCTTTGAATCCATGATCTTTATATTCTATAAAATCTGAATATGTATTAATTCCAGCAGTAGGAATTAATCTTCTTTTATTTTCATATCCCTCGCCAGGATTTTCAATAATAATTTGACCTAAAACAAATTTCTTTCTTAAACTTTGGAATCTCTGTGATCCATCAGCAAATCCAGTTAAGTTGAGTAGATTTGATTTTGTTATCGCATCATTCTCATTGTTTGCTAGTTTAATTGTTGTCTGATTAACTTTTGATACAAAATAAATTGATTCATCAACAAGTCTTTGATCTGGTGTTTCTTGAATCTGATCCGTTGTGCCTATACCTACACCAATCGCACCAGTGTTAAATGTTTTATAGATTACTGCTTCCCCATCACGGAATTTATGAAATGTCCCGAATCCAATTGTGTTATTTGCGATGTTAATTGCATTACTTGTAGATGAAGCATCAAAATCAACAAAATGATCAACTTGTTTTAGTCTTGCTCTTGCAATTGCGTTTTGACCATTACCACCACTTATTTCTATAATAGGTGGTGCAACATAATCAAAGCCAGGATCTACAATATCAATTCTTTCAAACTGTCCTTTCACGTTTGCAGTTGCACTAACTCCAGCACCAGTTAAACTTTCAATACTGACTGTTGGGGGAGTGATTACATCAAATTGAGATCCACCTTCCAATACATCTATGGATTCAATACCACCAAAAAATATAACATCACCTGACTTATAGTTTGATATCTCTGTACCATTTACCAACATGCCAGTGGTGCCTGGCGTTGTCTCACGCCTCGCCCCGTCAAATACTGGATTCAATGGGAATCTCTTCAATAATTTCTGAT